GGAACTCATCCAGCTGGTTGACATAAGATGCCATATCGCAGTTGCTTATACGTTGCATGGTGGTACTCCTTAGTAGTGACTTAACTCGTAAGCTATGATTGATTTTGCGTTGCGACGGGTCTCGCGGTTGGCTTGGGTTTTTACCTGCTTGGTGTGCGTGGGACTGATGAATCTTAGGTTTTTCCTACGCCCCAACTTGTTGAAGTTGGCCTCAGTCATGCCCTTAGTCTTTATGTTTAATCTGCCTATACACATGTGACTAACTCCTTGTTGGTTTAAATTAGAAATAAAAAAGGGGGGCGCAATGCCCCCCAAACGCGGTTGTAGTTGTGGTGTTTAGTTAACCGCGAAGTATCCTAGCGTAGCTAGCTCTGTTAGTTGGATGCACTCGCCAGTGACATAGGTGCCCCCAGCGGTGGGGAAACTCTCGCCGCACCCGAGTGCCCAGTTCATGAGCAGCCAAGCGACAAATACACCAAATGAAACGACGCCCGCAGCTTGCATGGTGGCGATGGCGGCGGCAGTGATGAGTCGTCGGGCGACGACAAAGTGGTTTTGCTGGTTCATAATGGGACACTCCATTTGGTATACCACAAGACACAAAGTACATTTTATGGTACGTGTATATGCTAACAGGTTAACACATTATACCTAAGTGACAAGACAAACTTGTATTAAGACAATGTATTAAGACAATAAGACAAACGCAAGTCATTGAAATATAAGTAATAAGACATTAAGACAAAACTATGGAGAGTGACGTGGAGTAGGATTATGGAGCGCACAAAACGCACGCCAGCATACCCCAACATTTCCACCGGCATCTCTCTCTTTTTCTTTGTCTTATTGTCTTATTGTCTTAATAGAGTAAATTATTACAGTTAAAACAATAACTTGGAAGCCTTACCTATTAAGACAATCGACAAGACACGAAAGTTTTGTCTTAATAGGTAAAACTGGGGTGCAAGCACCCCAAACTGTTTACGCGTTGGCAGCCATTACGCTTTGCAGCGCAATCAATGCCTCTTCGGTGGCTTTAAAGTCCACCTTAATCACGTTGCCTTTGTCGGCCGCGTTGTTGATTTGCGTTGTTAGCGAACGAATACGCGCGGCAACGTCCAGCGCTTTTAAGATTTCTTCGGCCGATTCTTCGTTGGCGTACCACTTGGCAACATTAGCCGTCAAATACTCAACCACTTGTGCGCCAGACTCAAAGTCAGCTTCTTTGCGCATAGTCTTGTTGACCTTGAACGTGCCGTCTTTTTGTAGACGTGCAAAACCATTTGCATGCACCCACTTGACGATCTTTTTCTTGTTAAGACCCCCAGCTGCGGCGTACAACTTGTCAAACACGGTTACATCCCCGTGTTCAAAAGCATGGCCAGCGACGTTGCACAGCACTAGCTGTACATTGTCACGAATTGTTGTTGCGGATTTACGGATACCAGCTACTTTGCGGTTTAATTGCTTGATAGTTAACATGAGAATAACTCCTTATCTATATAATATGTGAAACCACATGATTTCATTAAGCACACAAGATGTTATGCGCTTAATGAAATCACGCCCCATGTAGGCGGCGTGATTAGTTATATACGGTTTTTTGGTGGTTAATAAGTATGGCCCCGCGTTCCACACGCTTCGACCTTTCACCACATGCAACGCCATAGGTTTGTCAGACCATCATGCATTGCACAAGCCCATCTATTAAATGTATTCAATGGGAACCCTTTCTTTTGCCGTCGACCGAAGTCCACTACTAGGGACGGGGAGGCTGGCGCATTTTACGCGTGCCAAACAGTTGCCCGTTGTTATTTGTTTAACCCTCACTCCTCCACAAGTATTCGTTGTCGCGTGAATACCGCTTATGGCCATTAGGCGGATCAGGGGCGCAAGGCCGTCCGATCGCTATTCCCACTACCCTAGCAAGGCCTCGATCTTTATAGTGCGGTTGGTCAGCACTTCTTACTACCGGCGAGCGCCGGACAGGGGGGGTAGGGACACGAGGGGGGGCCACCACCTGGTGGACTCTTATGTAGTACATGTATCGCAACCCCTAAAAATCCTATACATTCAACTTATCTAATATAAAAAACCCGCCCTAAAAAAATCCGATTTCCATTTTTTCCGAAAAGCGCGTAAACTTGAGTTAAATATGCTAACGTGTTAACACTTAAACCTATGAGCAACCACGTATATAAAGCGATTGATCCTGAACGCGTAGACAAACCCTTACTGTCGCCCGCGCAGCTCCAGGCAATTGAAGACGACCCAACTACTATGGAGACATTTGCTCGCCTGCTTGGCGCAGTGAACCTCGATAATTTGTTTCGTCACATGCAAAACCCCCAAGTAAACCCGACGGCCCGAATAGAGTTCCAAAAAATGCTCAACAAGCTTGGCAACTTGGAACCGGATACCAAGGCGGATGCAGGTGCAGGTGGCCCCCAAGTGGTCATAAACATCACACGCGCAGTGGATCAGGACGATGCTATTACCATCGAGGGTTCTTCACAGGCGCTAGAAAATGGCACATGAGATAAATTTTGAAGTAATCAAGTCACTTGACGACTTTTTCTACTCCGAAAAGTTTATATCCTTGGCAGTCGGCCCTGTGGGATCGACCAAAACCACCGCTGGCATCATGAAAATACTGCACCACGCAGCGATGATGGCCCCGTGTAAAGACGGTATTAGGCGATCCAGAAGTATTTGGGTGCGTAACACCCGAGAGCAGCTGCGCGATACATCTATACCTGACTTCCTCAAGTGGATACCTGACGGGATAATGGGCGGATTCCTCAAAACGGAGTACAAATTCGTTATAAAAGTCGGTGATATTGAGTGCGAAGTGCTATTTCGTGGTCTCGACGACGCTAACGACGTACGGCGATTGTTGTCGCTGCAAGCGAGTTTTATCGTATTTGATGAATTTAGGGAGATACACCCTGATATTTACAACGCGGCGCAGGGTCGTGTTGGGCGTTACCCCGATAAGATGATGAACGGTGTGGGTTGTGTGACCGATAAAGGTAAACCTAACATGCACCTGTGGGGGATGACTAACCCGCCCGATATGGATACCTTTTGGGAGACTCTACTCACCGAGCCGCCTGAGAACGTGCATGTAACCATCCAACCCAGTGGACTTAGCCCCGAGGCTGATTGGACTAGGTTCTTGCCGGATGACTATTACGATAACCTGGCTCACGGTAAGACCGAAGACTGGATCGACGTGTACATAAACGCGAAGTTCGGTAAGAGTTTATCTGGGCAACCTGTTCACAAGTCATTTGATCGTACTGTTCACTGTGCCAAGGAAGAGCTGAAGTCCATGTCATCTAACAGCCCCCTCATAATCGGGGTGGATGCAGGGTTAACACCGGCGGCGGTAATTGGGCAGATCGCGTATGACGGACGTCTCGTCATCTACGCGGCGTTGACGTCTGACAGCATGGGCGCGTTGCGATTTGTACGTGAAAAGGTAAAACCACTACTGGCTAACAGGTTCCCTGGTAAACATAGCGTCGTCATAATTGACCCGGCGGCGTTCCAGCGCGTCCAAACGGACGAGAGAACTGTAGCGGATATATGGAAAAACGAAGGGTTTATGGTTAAACCAGCAAGGACTAACTCAGTTGCTGCTCGCCTCTCAGCGGTAGATAGTTTCCTGACGCGTATCGTCGACGGGAAATACGGAGTGGTGCTAGACCCCGTCGGCGCACTGCCACTAGTGCAGGCGCTAGCGGGCAAGTATCGTTACAAAATAAACACAAAAGGGGTTAAGGACGAGAAACCAGAGAAGTCACACCCCTGGTCGGATATAGCGGACGCGTTTCAGTATATATGTCTGCACGCTGACGGGGGTGAGTTATTCGGAGCGTCCGCCGCGAACAACACCCGTAGAAACGTCGTGAAAGTATCTTCTAGTGGATGGACGTAAGTGTTGACATGTAAGCAGATAAGCGATAATGTGTATACCATATCGCACATGTGAGAGTACCTATGCAAGCCGGTCTAATACCCGTAGCAAGAGCCTCTGATTTAGAGGCTATGGCCCAGCGCGCCAATGCAGAAAAACAGATGGCCCCGATGATTCAGGGGTTAGCTGCACATACGCGTAAGCGCTGGGAAATTATGCGTGAACATCACAAGCAGAATATAGAGACGCGTCTGACTAGCTGTATCCGCGCCCGCAACATGGAGTACGAACCAGCGAAGTTAGCTGAAATACGCGCTCATGGCGGCTCCGAGATATTTATGGGCATAGTTAGTAGCAAATGCCGTACTGCTACGGCTTGGCTGCGCGACACGTTGCTTGGCACTGGGGCTGACAAACCCTGGTCACTGGATGCGACTCCTATTCCTGAAGTTCCGCCTGATGTAGCTACGGCGATGCAGAACATCATGCAGCAGAACTTGATGCAGTATTACGCGGCGGGTAACGAGCCTATTGACCCAGCGGAGCTTAAGCAGCTTGCAGGGGGTATGAAAGACACAGCCATGCGGGCGATGAAACACGAAGCTGAGAAGCGCGTGGATCGTATGGAGAAAAAAATGGAGGATCAGCTCGTAGAGGGCGGGTTCACCAAAGCAGTATTCGAATTTACAAACGATGTTGCCACGTTCCCGTATGCGGTAATGAAAGGGCCAACACCACGCAAGCGTAAGTGCATGAAGTACGTTGAAGGCGGTCTAGCGGCCGTTGACGTACTGCGCGATGAGTGGGCACGGGTTGATCCATATAAATTCTATTGGGCACCTTGGGGCGATGACATACAGAACATGCCTGTCATCGAGGTACACCACCTGACACGCGACGACGTTGAGGCGATGGTCGGCGTCGACGGTTATGACCAGGATGCGGTGCGGTCGTTGTTATCGGACTTCGGTGTAAATGGGTTCGACTGGTTAAACCAGGATGAAAGCGAAATTGAAGCCGTCACAGGTATGGACTTCGATGATGCGCGAAGCGATTTAGTTGCAGCGATACAGCTGTGGGATTCTATCCCAGGCAAACTGCTCGTTGAGTGGGGAATGGACGAGGCTGATGTTGAAGATCAGCAGTTGTCGTACCCTTGCGAAGTGTGGATGGTGAACAACGTCGTTATTAAAGCGGTGTTGAACTATGATCCTATCGGGCGCAAGCCGTACTACCTGACTTCGTTCGAGAAAGTCCCTGGTCGGGTTGACGGCAATGGCGTTGGCGATCTTTGTATGGATGCGCAGAACATGTGCAATGCTGCCGCACGCTCGCTTGCCAATAATATGGGTATCTCGTCTGGCCCGCAGGTCGGCGTAAATACAAGCCGCATGGCCGATGGGGAAGACATTACTCAAATGTACCCGTGGAAAATATGGCAGTTTAAACAGTCTGAGTACGGTGACACTTCAGCTCCTATAAATTATTTTCAGCCTAACTCAAATGCACAAGAGCTTATGGCTGTGTTTGATCGTTTCGCCGCTATTGCTGACGAAATGACAGGTATCCCCCGTTATATGACGGGGCAGCATGTTCCAGGTGCCGGACGTACTTCGTCGGGCCTGTCCATGCTTATTTCTAATGCTGGCAAGAGCATTAAGCAGGTTATTAGCAACATTGACTTTGATGTACTAAACCCAATGCTTGAGCGCCAGTATCAACGTAACCTACGCTATAGCGATGACCCGGATTTGATTGGTGATGTACAAATTATTGCACGAGGCGCAATGTCGCTTGTCGTTAAAGAGGCTGAAGCTGTCCGCCGAAATGAGTTTCTACGTCTTGTACTTGAAAGTCCTGTTGCGCAGCAAATTGTTGGCTTACCAGGCGCGGCTGAACTCCTCCGGGATGCCGCGAGCGATCTTAATACTAATGTTGATCGTGTCGTGCCTAGCCGAGAAGATGTTGAGAAGCAACAAGCCCAAGCCCAAGCCCA